ATAAGATATTCATAATAAACTGATTATTAATTAAATAAGAAAGAAATGGGATTATTAACAGGTGTCACGGCTCTAATAGCCAAACACCTGATAATCAGCCCTAAAATGGGGTTTTTCTACTGCGCCAAACCCCTAAAAATGGGTGAAATGTGGTGTGTCTTGGTAGGTTTGGGCGCAAAAATCAGCAAATTTTCAGCAAATTTTCAGTTGGGCTTATGGCAAAATCTCGTTTTCGCTTAGATGTTCGTAGGGCGTTAAAAGATGGTACGTACCCAATCCAGATTATAGTAGGGCACGGCACTAACATCTATCTTGGTACTGGTGTTTATGCCTCGGTCGGTGAGTGGGATGCCCGGACACAACAATACATAGGCAAAGGGGCACGGCGCATTAACGCCGCCCTCGTTTCTATGCTCGCAATGGTTACTAACCGCATCATGGAATTAAAAGAGACTGGGCAATGGCCGAAATTATCACGTAGGCAAATTAAACAAATGCTTACCGACTTGGAATTGGAAAAGCCCACCATTGATGTACCTACACTTAGTGACGTATTTTCGTCTATGTGTGAGGGGCGTGCCGATCGCACTAAGGGGATAACCAAAAGTGCATCGTTAAAGATACAGGCTTTTGGCTATGATCCGACAAAGCTGCACTTTGAACAAATAACGACTACGTGGTTAGATGATTTCTATATGTCGATGTCTGGGCTATCCGTCAATACGAAAGCGGCGTATATGAAAGCTATTAAGCGTGCGTTTAACTGGGCAATAGACCACGATATAACGACTAATGACCCTTTCAGGCACTACCATATTAAGATAGAAGAAACTCGTATGAGGGATTTGCCAATAGAGAAAATGAGACAACTATTAGACTTACCATTACAGGGGCTTTATCCTGAATATCGGGATTTGTTCATGCTTACCTTTTATCTGATAGGCATTAATACGGTTGATCTTGCCGACTGCACGTTAGATAGCATCGTTAATGGTCGCTTGGAATACCGCCGACACAAAACAAATAAGCTATATAGCATTAAGATTGAGCCGGAAGCAATGGAGATAATAAACCGCTATAAGGGCAAAAAGCACCTTATACGCTGCTTTGATAGGTACAAAGACTATAAAGCCTTACAGGGTAGCGTTAATAACGCTCTGGCTAAAATAGGCCCTGCCCGGTTGGATGAAAACGGCAACTTTGTTTTTACCGGAAATAACCGAAAAGTGATGCAACCTTTGGAAAAGGGGCTATCTTTGTATTGGGCACGTTATTCCTGGGCTACGTATGCCGCCGACTTGGATATACCCAAAGATACTATCAGTGAGGCTTTGGGACACTCCCACGGCGCAAAGGTTACAGGTGTGTATATAAAGTACAATAGAGATAAAGTAGATGCCGCAAACCGCAAAGTTATAGACTATGTATTGGGTAAAGCAAATCGCCCGGGCTAACCTCTCGGTCGGCTCCGGGCTTGCACTATTCAGAAAACAGATTTTATTTTTTTCTTCGTAGATATAAGAATATAGCGTAAATAATCGCTGCTACGCAACATAAAAAGCCGATATGGTAAATTGTACGCTGATACCATTTTAAGGCTTTCACGCCTTGTCGCTGTGGTTCTCTGTTAGCTTGTTGCTTGCCTCGGCTCTGCGCCCCATTTGCTTGCAGCTTATGGGTGTCGGTGCTGTCCTTGCTCTGGGTGATATTCTCGGCTTTCTTCTGGGCGGCTTTCTTGCCGTGTTGGTATGACTTAACGCCATCGGCTTTCAGGTTGCCCAGAGTGTCGATTGTGAGCGTACCGCCGTTATTGGCAAACTCGATATACCCCCAATCGCTAAAATACGTTAGCGTGGTCCGGTTGTCGGTTTTGATAGTACCTACGTGGATGCTATCGGTTGCTAACTTGGTGGTGTCGGTTTCCTCTCTTGTAGTTGTGGATGATTCCGATACCACCTTTTTTGTTGTCTTGCAGCCTATCAGCCCAAACAGGGCTAACAGGCACATACAGATAGTTATAAACTTCTTCATCGGCTTATTACTTGATGTCTTTGTACTCTTTGGTAGCGTCAAAGCATGGGCACGCCTTGGCTGCAAAGTCTCGGTGTCCGTGGATCACGGCGTTAGGGTAACGGTGCTTTAACTCTGTAAGCAACTTAACCAAAGCCGCCTTTTGCTGTGGTGTTCGGGTGTCCTTTGGTGTCTTCTCATCGGATGCCAAACCACCCACATACACCACACCAATACTATTGGCGTTGTGTTTCAGACAATGCGCCCCCACCTCGCTTTCTGGTCGGCCTGGCTCTACCTTGCCGTCTAAATCTACTACGTGATGGTAGCCAATACATCTCATGTCTCGGTCTCTGTGCCATCTGTCAATGTCTGCCGCCTTAAAGTTCTTGCCCTCGGCGGTTGCCGTACAATGTACGATGATCTCATTAATCTTTCTCATATTAATAACCATTTTGTGGGTCACGTTTCGTGCAACCCTTAATTACACACTTATAGCGTTGTAGGTCTAATTCTAACTGCGCCTTTTCCTTGTTGAGCTGCAAAATATCTAAATTCTGCTTTCTCACTAAATCGGTCTGCTCTGCAAATCGTTGCTCTTTATCTTTGAGTTGAGTTTGCAAAAAGTCCATAGCCTCGCGCAAAACGTTAAATTCTACGTTGTCGGCTTCGGCTTCCTCCTTTCGGCGGTTGGTTTTACGATTCATACAGTATTTAATCATTTCCCAACCGCCCAAAGCGGTAATAACCGATACTACTATTTCAATTACCTGCATGGTGCTCGATGCTGTTAAGTTCATAAATCACTTTTCCGTCTCGCTGCTCTGTTACTACTACATACCTTGTAAGTAGCAATCTAAATAAGTCCATATCCAACCTATCGGATGATAGGGTAATGGGTGCTTTATCAGTAGTCGCCATTTCTAATTCTCTGCATTGTTTGATACCTCAATTTATGTTTGTTCTTAATTGCCAATACCTCGTAGTGCCCTTTGATGTACACATATTCTTTGAATACGTGCGGCTCAATCATGTTTAACACTTTGCGACGTGTGGCGTATTCGTTGGTATGCCGTAGCAAACCTAAATATGAGTTGATACTACATACTGCGTGTAATACCTGACGCTCGTTGTTAGCCTTGTTTAGCCGTCTGACCGCTGCGGCAAAGTTTGTTATTGTTCTGTTGCAGGTATAGACACGTCCGGGTTTGACTATTGACCCGGTAAACTCCACGCCTTTGCTGTAATGTTGCAAATAAAACTTCTTCTCATTCAGTCGTAAACCTAACTTTGCTAATAGCTCACGTATCTTAGGCATTAACGCCAATAGCTTTTCTTTGTCCTTATGGATGCAATAGAAGTCGTCCACATACCTGCCATGATGTTTTATACCCTCATTCTCGATATACCAATCAAGCGTATTAAGTAAGAAGTTTGCGAATATCTGGGCAAACAGGTTGCCGATGGCTACGCCCTTACCCTCACCATTTGTAAATAGCGATTTGTTCTTATCCAACTTCTCCCAATAGCTCAAAGGGCTGTGCCGTTCACAATTCTTTTCGGGGCTGTGTAAAATAACGACACGGCAAAGGTAGCGCAAATCGTCTATGTCTTCGCCCTTGTAGTACCTGACTATAAAGCGATCTACCATTTCGGCCAATAACTTTTTGTCGATGCTCATAAAGAAACCTTTTAAGTCAAGTTTCATAATGTGGCAATCTTCCGTATAATTATTGCTGCACTGCCTTATATCTTCTTTCAGCGTATTAATACCATATAGCTGCCCTTTGCCTTTCCTGCAATTAAATGTACGCTCACTAAAGATTTCTTCAAATAGTGGCGTTAGGCGCAAAGCTATGTAGTGGTGTACGATTCTATCCTCAAAGGATGCTGCAAATACCTCTCTGTATCTTGGGCGTGTTACGACAAAGCAAATAGACTTACCCGGTTGGTATGTTCGGTTATTGATTCTATCACGCAAAGCAATCAAACGGCTTTCGTAGTCCATTTCATAAACAACTGCGCTTGCTGTTCGTCTCTTGCTATGACGGCAATCAAAGTAAGCATCTAAAAGCCACTCTGTCGTTACCATTGTATATTATCATTTGTCACGTTTCTGTCTTCTGTAAATAGTGCTGACACTGCCCTAACTCTGTTCGTGTTGCTGGCCTTAGTGTTCCAATTGTTCGTATTACCGTCGTTGAGGTTCAGATTCCATGCGTTGGTAGCACTGTTCTCGGTTGGCCGCAATCTGTGGTTTATTATCTTGTTCTTAGCCGTAAATGACGGCATAAACCCCATTTATTACGGAAAACTGCGCTCTCGGTCTGTCGTAACATTCCGATTCTGGCTACAAAGCGTATTAACTACTTTGTTTTTCCACGCTGACGATTGTTTACCTATTTCGTCCATTAACTCGATGATACTTGCAAATTTTCCTCTGCCTTTTATCCACTCCCTTTCTCCGGCAATTCTCATTAGCGTTTTCATTGTCTCAAACTCTGCCTGAAACTCGGTTAGGTGCTTTACTGTCTCGGCTTTGTCCTTATTGATGTACGCCGCTGCTATCTCCTGCATCAGATTAACGCCAATTTCTTGCAGCTTGGCCCCGATAGTGAATTTGTAGGCACGTGGGAAATTGGGCACTATATCCAAAATGATGTCTAACAACTTGCGTGCATCTAAATAAATCTTTGTACTTGAAACTAATTTTACCGCCATTGCTTGTTTACTAAATTGCCTTATAATGGTACGGCTTTCGCCGTACCTAAAGGTTAAAGACTAAGAAATTAAGAACTAACTAATAAATGCTGACACTGCCCTAACTCTGCCCGTGCCGCTGGCCTTAGTGCCCCAATAGTTCGTATTACCGCCGTTGAGGTACAGATACCATGCGTTGGTAGCACTGCCCTCGGTAGAAGTCCAATACCAATCTTCGACTAACTGGGTGGCTCCGGTAATCAGGGACAAAGCATAATTGATTTTTGTCATGTTGGCGTAAATCATAAACATTTCGCCCAACGATGGCAACCACCATTTACCTGATGTCAAACCCTTGCCGTTAGCGTTTGCACGGCTATACAGATTGCAGTAGCCCGGTGCATACTGCGCCGTATTGGTGATTGCATCGGCTTTGCTTGCCTTGATTGTAGCCGCCGTGTTCGCCTTACCGTTCCAATCGTTCATCGCTGTTACACGATCGGTTGTTGTCGTACCGCCTCCGCTGATAGCTGCGCTACTCCACGTTAGCTTAGAAGTTGATTCGGTAGGGGCTACGACTAAGATTTTGCCGCCCTCAACTACCACTACGCCGTCGGCAATTTCACCGCTGTTCTGTAACGATGTCCACTTATGAGGCTTAACCATGAGTGGGTAATCATCGCTCTTACGGTGATACATGATAAAGATACCATCGTATAAGCCGTTAAGGTTCATACCTGCCAACAAAGCGGTTTTGAGGTTCGCCAATGAAATAAGCGTAACCTTTCCGTTTGCGTCCGTTACCGGAAATTTCTGATCGGTGTTGATGGTCGTTACTGTTGCCTGACCGCTCAACTTTTTTGTTTTCCTTACTGCCATAATTTTATAAAATTAAAGTTTGTTACCAATTTAAATCTTTCTCTCCAGTCCAAAATACACCTTTGGCAATATCATTTTTATTTGGTACTGGGTTTAGCCATTCAGGGTTTACGTACACACAATTTACAGATGCACCGCCCACTAATTCATGCCAACCGCCAATATCGCAAAAATGCACTGTCTGTCTGTCGTTTCCGTTAATAACTCGCCATTCCTTACCATTGCCCATGCTTGAAAAAGCATAATAGTAATCTGATGTGGTGTTAAAAACCACAACGTCGATAGGCATACCCGACAAATCGTCGGTATCTGATGGGCTGTAAAGTGGTATATAATAAAAAGTCTTATTATCTGAGGTCTTGCCTGTTTGGAGGCTTACATACGTTCCTGTCTGATCCGCTCCTTTTGAATACACATACATATATGCACCTTTAACGACGGCCATAATCTTTTCCCTGTGCCCAAACATTCCACGGCAAAGTACGTCACTTGTGTAAAATCGGTTGCTTCGCTTTTTTTCACTGTTGTAGCCCTGGCTGTACATATCGCCATCAAACCACATTCGCCCATCACTTCCAAAGGTGATATTGCCCACGACTTCGCCTTTATCATTCACGCAATTTAGACTTTTGAAACTTCCGCTTACGGCTTTCATCGTTCCGCTAAATTCACTATCGCCTGTAACTTTTATGTTGTTAAAAGTACCTTTGTTGCAAGTAACTTCGCCGTCTTTTGCCTGAAAGATAATATTATCGTCGGCATCTTTCATGTCGATAGCCTCGACCCCCAAATTTTTGACTAAAGCGTACTGCGCTAACAGTATCTTTGTAGCCACTATTTCCAGTTTGTCGGCTAACTTCCAATAGTCGGTACTAAGCGTATTATTAACTCCGGTTTCTTTGCCTGTCTTGGTGTGCGATTCGATGCACGTATAATAGTTGCCGCCATACAAAACTACGTCCTTGTATTCCTCGCCGCTTGCTCCTGACTGAAACATATAGCCTACGGCGCAATCGCTCCACGCTTGCGGGCCTCGTAGTGCCGGGCCTCTGTCGCCTTTAGCTCCGGGTTGCCCATCGGCTACAGTCTTAAATGACACGGTGCGTTTATGCGTTACGCCCCTGCAAACAATAGATATTGATATATCTTTGCTTGGATTGGAATTTGCTTCTACCACCAAAATAAGCGTATAAACATTTGTGCCTGCTACTGTGTTCCCTTTTAAACCCGTCGGGAAATTAGATGTATCCACGTTACACTTAAAGCTGCTTCCACTGCCGTTACTACTTATCAGTTGCCTTGTACCCTCAAATACTTTAATGGTAACTGCGTATGAGGTATTGGTGGCCGTCTTTTTGTGTAAAATGATCGGCGGTGAAATATCAATGGTTATTGCGTCTATGCCATCGTTTCCGTCTTCTCCATTCTCACCACTTGCAATGTAGTATAGTGATTGAGCCGTTATTATAGCCCGGTTTGTGTCGATTGCCGTTACTTTAGCGTAAAGACTGATGGTAATACTTTTTTTGTCCGATACCGTGCCGTTAATAACCATCGTGTCACCTACGGAAAAATCAGATACATTTATGATTCCGTCCCAATTGACTGACCGCCCACTAAGTCCGTAGAACTGCGTCCACTCCTTGTAGGTATAGTTATATACGTTTCGGGATTGGGCGACAATTACGCCCTTTCCCTTGCGTATAAACTTAACTATTCTTGTTATTGACACACCCATAGGCTTAACTTTCTGATGTTATCGTTACGCTGATGTCTCCACCACTTTGCAAACACATAGCACGTGTTACGGCATAGCTTGCAACCGCAGTTTTTCGCTCGCTGTCGCTATTCAGATAAACACCTGCCGCATCTTTCACAACAAAGAAAAACTTAGCGTCTTTGATTGCCTGTGTGTTAGTTCCACGCTTGACGATCCACGGTGTATAGGTTACTCTGCCGTTGCCGCTCTCATCTTCGCTTATCGCCTCGTCTTCCGGTGTCGGGCGTGCGTCAATGTCGTAGGGGTCGGATGCGTCCATAACGCCCTGTATGTCCTTACCGATTTCCACACCACTGCGATTAACAGTTGCTCGATACTCGCCGTATGTGTCTATACTGCTGCCTGACACTGTAAGCGTCTGGGCGGTTTGGCCGTTGATTACCTCCCAACCACTGGCTCCCATCTTCTCCCACGTATAGGTTAAATCTTTGGTGATTTCCTCGTAGTTCTGGTATGCCATTGCCTTTAAAACGCAACTGCCGCCCTTGTCGGTAATAACAAAGCCCTTGTTATCTCCTGCGACGATGGTAACACGATAACTTGTACCTGTTGCTTTTTGCACTGGGATTGTATAGGTAGCTTGGATATTATCGCTTTGCGTGCCATAACTGATAGCCGCCACCATCTTGATAGTTACCGGGGCAAAACCTGCGATTTCTACCAAATTCTTAACAATCTGCAAACCATAGTAGATGTTGTCGCCGCTTGGCGCAAACTTCTTAAAGTAGCCTGCAAAAATGCCGCTTGACGTATCGCCGTTAAACTCGATTTTCGTGCCATTAAAAAAGTACTGCATACTATCAGGCGTTGCCACTCCCTCGGCTACTCGGCTACTCATACAAACAAAGTTAAGTTTCGGCTTTGTCTGTTCAAAGTTAGGGAACACCTTAGTAACGTCGGATTCCGTGCCCTCCCATTCTTGGTAGATGTCACCATCTGGGCACATGATCAATGCCGTATAAGTTCCTGCTTTCGCAATAAACTTAATCGTTCTGGTTGTACTCGCTTTGCTCATAGTTCCTTACTTTTTGGTTTTACTTTCTGTTTGCTCACTCTCTGACGCTTCCGGCTGTTGGTCGCCCTCCGCATTTTCCTCGTTGGCCTGGCCCTCGTTGCTGTTGCCGCCATTGTCGGTGCTCTCTGTGTTCTCGCCCTCGCCATCTGCGCCCTGCTCGGTGTTGGTGCTGCCACCTACGATAGCATCATTAACGTTAGCCTTGATAGGCTGCTGAAAGCGTGCATCGGTCGCCATTGGCAAAGGTCGGCAAATAGTACCGTCCTGCTCGCTTCTTGCCTCATGTGGCATAAGTGCAATACCACCAATCTTAACCAATATGTCGTTAAGTTGGGTTAGTGGGCCAAACTTCAACATATCATTTTGCCAAAAAAGATAGTTGCCATCACTCACCATGTTACGGTCATTCTCCAGTTGCAAGTATCGTGCAACCAATGGATTTGCTTTAATGTATCTTGCCATAATCTTATATTGATTAAATTGTTATTTGATTAATATTACGTTATCGTCTGCATCAACGAATACTGCGCCGTCGCTATCTTCCCATGCACACGCCGGGCCTACGTCCTTAACGTCCAAACCATAAACGCCGCCTAACGTCTGGCTAACCTTATCGGTCGAAAGCGTCGGTGTCATTCCGTGCGCTATAAGCGAATAGTTAAGCGTTCCTGACTGGGCATTTGTCGCAACATACCAAAGCGGCAATAACTCACGCTCCGGGTTGTCGATCATGCCGTTAGTGTTCCAAATCTTCGCCGTTGGCGCAATCTCTAACAAACCGCTTGGTAGGTTGGTAGGTAGTTCGCCGATGTCGTACTCAAATTTTGGGATTCTGCGAATAAATGCCACTAACTTAGTAGGGGCATTGTCCGATAGGGTTACGCTGCTTGGGTTTCCGTCCGGGCTATACTTCGCCCTGCATCGCAAATAGAGTTCTGCACCCATGAGGCTGCGATTAACGGTACAACTGTTTCCGTCTTCCGCTACCACTACGTCATAGTCTAACGTGGTGTCGCTACCTACGGCGGTAAACGTTCCGTCTTCTCTCATCACCTCCCAAACAAACAAACGCTTATTCTCCGGGCACTCATTAACGCCTAATCTCAATGATGCGTGTACCGTCTGCGTGTCCGGGTCGCTCAATGGGTTGTAGATAGTTTGGGCGGCGGCATCTAATACCAGAAGTGGCGTATATGTTGTGGCGTTCTTGCACTGCACTTGGTACGGCTTGATGATGTGGTGTACCTGATTAGTTCGTGGGTCTTTGTAGTCCGCTTCAAATCGTAGATTCATAGGTATCTGCGGTTGGGCGTTCTTCTTGATCCTAATACGTCCTGCTTTTGCACCCTTGCTGACTACCTCAAAGTCCGGGTTAGTGCTATCTATCAGGGTGTCGGCTGCCCCTTTGTTCACCTCATACCAGACTACGTTAGTGAGGTCTTGATTAATCAAGCCCGGCGTTAAAACCTCGTCTTTGTCAAGCCTGCCGATATTCGGCTGCACTATCAAGTTAGATGCGTCTATGGTGTAATCGGGCGTATATGTGTCGGTGTCTGCGTCGTAGTTCTGACTATCCGATACGCCACCCTCAACCACCATGCTAACATTAATTTGCAGTGGCTTAAAGTTGAAATCAAATCTTTTTGTCTTCATAACTGCGCTATGTTTAAATTAATACTCGTAACTGACTGCCGCCGTTGCTGCTTCGTTGCCCATGCCGTCACGTAAAGTAACGGTAGCCGTAAAGCGTATAACTTTAGGCATATAGCCGTTAAAATCCATGTCCTCGGCTGTAAGGTGCAAAGACTTTCCGGTATTGGCGTGGCGCAAACTCCAAACATTGTCGCTTGCCGTTCTCTCGTTTCCCTCTGCGTCCTCGCTGTATCTCGTCCACATTACGTCTGCGTCCAAAATATCGTCTGTGATATTCATATTATACAGGGTCGCCACGATGGTTAGCGTGAGGTCTATTTTGTCCGGGTCCACGATACTTTCAGGCTCTTGGAAATCTACGGCAAAGTCTGGGTTTCCCTCGATCATCGCCCAATCGGTATTGTTCCATGCCGGGGCGGTCGTTGTGAGGTTCTTGCAACATCTGTACTTGCAGCCATTAAACCAAACGTCTGATGTCTCATACTCTCCGGTGTCCGGGTTGATGGCATCACAATAGTACTTACCGCTTTGCATCCACGCCCCACGATCCACATACGTAACCAACGGCTTACCAGTCCACTTGTTAAGCCTGATAATATCCATTGTGACGATACCCGGTATATACATATAGTCCAAACCGTCACGTATTGGTAATGGGTTGCCGTTATCGTCCAATAACTCGTACACAAATTCGGGCAAACTTCCGAAAGCTGCACCATAGTTGGCATTATCCAAAATCGGCTTAGTCACTCCCTTTAGCTTGACGATTCGCCCCTCTGTGCTCGACAGGTACAAACAATCTTGGCGTTTCGTGTCCGTTTGGTTTCCCCATCGTGCAATCTTCATCATCTCGCACGGTGGGTAATTCTTACCGCTTGGTACTTCGGTGTCCGGGTACTGCGTCACCTCTATGTAGTTGTTAGCGGTATTAACGCTATTAACTCTAAACCATGCCGTGTAATACTTTCCGCTTCCCTGCGCCAAAGTATTGATGATACCTTTAAGCACGTTGTTTTCGGCTTGGGCGGTAAAATATCCGTCCCATTTACTTCTCAGGTGCAAACCAAAACAACCATCGCCCAAATCGTCCACGCTCTCGATTGTGTCCGCTTCCGTTAGAAGTTGGTCGCCCTCGATTGCAGACAATCGGTTTACTATCAATTCCAGACACTCAAAGTAACTGCGTACTCTCAGGCTTTCCACCTCGGCGTTACCTTGTGCGTCAATACCTGCGCCCTTACCTGCATACAGGGATTTGACAAACTCGCCAAAGTGTGCGCCGTCCTTGAATACTGCCAAACCGATAGCCGTTAAGCCCTGCTGAAAAGTAATGTGCCCTTGCGCTATGTCGGCGGCAATCTTCGACAAAAAGCGGTCGTTAATCGGGCTATCCTCTGCAACGTCTCCGGCTAAATCGGAATAGGCGGCACGGCTCGCATATCCCGCACGGTTTGCATACTCGGCTTGCTCTGCGTGTGTCGCTATATCGGCTTTGGCTGCGTGCTTGGCTTCCTCGGTCATTTTGCCGATACTTCCATAGCTGCCGCCTCCGGTGGATGCCCCACCGCTGCCGCTGTTCCTGGGTTTTGCTATCTGCTTAACTTCGATCATGTGCCAATCTCCTTTAATGTGAGGTCGGCACGTCCCTCAATAAGGTTTCTGCCGATGCCCTGCACGAAAAATTCTTTGCCCAAAGCCTCGTGGCGATAATGGTTAAACAGACTAACAACATTATCAATGTCCCTTAGTTTCTGCTCCATCACGATACGTGGCCTATGGTATTCTGTATAATAACTATCTACGTAGATTTGTTCGGGCTTCGCCTTAACGTTGCCGTTTCGGTCGTACACCTCCAACACTCCGTCCCCGGTTGATATATTCAACGGCGTGGATAACTTCACCGTATTGCTAACTCCCAACTGGGCGCACTCTGTGGCGGTCAATGCCGAATTTATCTTAAACTCCAAATCGTCCTTTTTGTTCACAAAGGTTTCTTTGGTGTCGCTCATATAGATAATATCGTTATCATCATTGCCATTGCTGATTAGTCCATTATCGCTATAAACTTTAACCTCAAACGACTTAATCAGGATGCTACTAACATGGGCTAAAAGCGGTACTGATGAGCGGCTCCACTTCGTATGCCTGAAAAAGGTAGGGTGGCGGCGTGTATATTCGTCCCATGTAGCGTTTACAGGGCCTAATATCATAAACTTAACCTGCCCACTTATCTTGTCGCCCTTGGTAATCGGTATTGCTATGCCCTCGGCATCTATTCCCTTGGTTGTGTCGAAATTATTCTGTAGTCTGAACTCTGTGCCCACCAACTTGTCGCCTATCTTAGGGTCAAAGCCAATAGTAAAGCATTGCTGATAATATTCATCATCGCTTTGGCACTCGCTCCGTTCCTTGTATTTCCGCCAAACAAAATCGGTTGTCTGCCCATCGGTTCCGGTCTCCACTACGCATTTGTCGCCGATAATCAACATACAGGCTAGTACGGCTACCTTACTGATTTTGTCGGTACTGTCACCTACTGCGCTGTACTTAAATTCGTATTCCTCTGGGCCTTCTCCGGTATATGGATAAAAGCCGCTATCTGCGCCCTCATGCCATGATACTTCTTTGCTCGGTGTCTCGGCTTGCCAATACTGACGGGTGTAATATCGGCCATCGCCATTATTTCGGCTTGGTACGGTCTGATGCCATACGTAGATCATACCCTTTTCTATATTCTGCGGCCATGTTGTCCACTCCTTATTATGTAGGTTGGTGTACGTGTTGGTCTGCTTCATTATCGGGTTTAAAATAACCTTACCCGATAAAACTATATAGTTGGTGGTCTCTTCGTCTGGCGGCGAAAAAACGCCCCCTGCCTTATTACCAGTATAGACGGCATACGGTATATTTTTCTGTATGTCCGCTACGCCCGGATAGGTCTTGTTTTCGTCATTGTCCACGCCATTGCCATTAACCGACACTACCAAATAGTTAGTCATGTTCACCTTAGATGTCGGGCTATTATCGTCGTTAGCGGTATTGATTTTAACGCTACCCAAAGCCATGATAGCCGCCCCCGGTGCCTGCCCTAACCAATCAGGCAAAGCGTGTTGGTTTGTTCCCTCGCTGCCGAAATAGTCCACGATGTCTATATCTGTGTTGCCTTTCATCGGAAACGTCCATTGCTTGTTACGCATCACCTGCACGTACCAATCAGTAATAGCACCGCCGCCATACGTGGTTTTTTGGTCATGGGTCATAGCATAAAAGGCATTATAGGCGGTCCTTCCCTCTCCGTCGCTCGAATACTCGGTAAGGTACTTTTGCTTATTGATGTATGGGCTAACCAACAAATCATCGTCCAATGGGCTTTCTATCACGCTTTCGATGTCTTCCACCTTGGCGGTTAATAGAAGTTGGTTATATACGTCGCCTATGCTTATCGTGGTATCGCAATCGGCCACGTTAGCCAAAGCGATTGTTACGGCTTGCTGCGCCGTTGTCTTGGTGCTGTTGGCTACGATGTCATGCCAAATAATCTTATCAGGTGTCGCCTTGACGGATTCCCACGAAAAGATATAGAAGTTAAAGCCGTCCTGCACGATATGTAAGTTAAGGTACTTCAAAAGTTCCTCCAACACTTCGTCTTGCTGCCAAACGTCGCTCTCATCGTCACCCAAAAACAACAAATCAGATATTGAAAGCTGCTTGAATACCTGATAGCGGTTGGCGGTCTGTGCATCAACTGCCTTGCTGCCATCATACCAGAATTTAATATTTTGGTCGCCCAATATATCCAGTCCCTCGGTAACTCCTTGCAGTATCTCGGCGGCAATATCGTAAAAACTACGCTGCGCTGCCTCTGCCTTGACGAAAGCATAGATAACGCCCAATGCGCCCACATTCTTATACTTGCTATACTGCAAAGCACTAAGCGCATCAATGCAATTTAATTCCAGTTCGTCCCATCTGTCGTTATACGGCTGCGACAAAGTTTGTGGCTCGATGAACCCGGCAAAGATGCACGTATCGTTTTTATAGATGTTTACGACTGCATCACGGCATGAGGTACTAAAAAGGTCTTTAATCAGGTTGCCACAAAGCAATCTTATTTTAGCCGAATTTCTCAAAAGCACATCGAAAGTGTCGTTTACCTCATTTTCGATTTCTGCCGGATCCTCACTAAAATATACATCTGCCTTTTCTGTACCTATTTCAATAGTCTGCGTGCGATCGTTTCCGGTAACGATGTGTACCGTTATCGTATCGCTCTGCTGACTTAGAAAACTGCCGTGTATATACATATTAACTGATTTTTATTTGTTACACATTATAGTTCTTGCCGCTCTTCTTCGCCACTCGCTTAACATCTGTAATCATGTCAAGTATCTTGCGTGCGTTGGCATTCATATTGATGTTTACCTCCGTGGCTGCCGGCTCAATGTCGTTTGTTATGTTCTGCATCGTTACCGGCTGTAACCTCCGCTCCGTAAAGGTTGGCGGCTGAAACTTGCCGTCGATCATTCCAAACAATCGGGCTTGCTGAAACTTGTTTAGTATCATCTCGCCGCTGTTCACTCGGGCAAACTTCTTGTCGCCCGATGTAGAAGTACCGCCGATAACACCACCAGTGGCGAATCCCGAAACTGCTGCGAGTGCCGCAATAACTGCCGCCACACCTGCCGCAATTGCCACCAGGTTCAAAGGAAATGGCATTTTTGCACCGCTCGCCGTGGCATTTGCTACCGCTTCGCCGCTCTTGGCTGCTGTATTGGCTGTTGCTGCGGCCGCTTCTCCTGCCGTTGCTGCTGCATCGGTAGTGGATGCCGCCGCGTGTGCTGAGGTCGCCGCCGTGAGCATACCGAACAACTCCACAATACCCTGTATGCCCTCGGCAATGGAAATGAAGCCGTTAATAAGTCCCGTCACCTGCTGCCAGGCATCGCCGTTGCCCTCCAGCGCATCACTTATGCCCTGAATGCCGTTGCCTACACCTTGGAGGCTTCCCCAACCGCTTTTGATGTCGCCAAACACCTTGTCAAAACCCTTGCTGTCAAGTTCTATCTTTATAGGCTTCAATCCGATTTCTGCGAGTTGTCGGTTTATCTCCTCAATCTCTTTCAGTGCCTCGTCCTTGCCTATGATTCCTATCTCGTAGTCGGTTTGTATGCGGCTTGCCTTATTCTGGGCGTTGCTGTGGCTCTGTCTCTTGTCGGCTGCACTTCCCTGCACGATGTATGTCGGTTCGGTCTCTGCCTTGATAGATACCTTACCCTTTGTAGTTTCGTCTATCTGCCGTTGTATGTCGGCTATCTTGGCATCGGCTTTCACCCTTGCATCTATTGTGGTGGCTTCCTCAAACTCCTGCTGTGCGTCGTGCAACTGTTCTTGCAGTTCCTCGATGTAGGTTTTGAAATGCACATCTATCGGCTTAACGCCCAACTTTTCAAGCTGTTTGTTAATGTCGGCTATTTGCCTTTCGGCATCTTCCTTGCCGATAAGTCCTATTTCAAAGTCCTGCCTTATCCGGTCTATGTTGTGTTGTGCATTGGTTCGGCTCTGTCTCTTGTCGGCTGCACTTCCCTGCACGATGTATGCCGGTTCCGTCTCTGCCTTGATAGATACCTTACCCTTTGTAGCTTCGTCTATCTGCTGTTGTATGTCGGCTACCTTTGCATCGGCTTTTACCCTTGCATCTACGGTCATGGCGTTGCCCATTTCCTTTTGTGCCGCCGCCAACTGCGCCTGTAGTTTCTCTACGTGGGTCTTAGGCTCGGCGGTGGTGCCGTGCTTGCCCGGTGTCGTCTTTGAAATCGTCTTGGATGGAGTAGGGGCGGTTACAGTTGGGGCAGTAGGCTTATACCCCTCAAATTGCTTATAGTTGATTTGGTTATTCTGCTTAACCAAATTTTCCATTTGCTTTCTTACAGACTGCTCTTGCCTATACAGGTCTGTAGCCTTGGCATTGGCCTTTTCTAAATCGCTGCTGCCCTTTATCTCCACATTGGCATACTGTGGAATGATTTTGCCGTCACCTGCGTCAACTTGCCCTATGGCGATTTGTCTTGTTTTGCGCTTGGTGCTGTATCTGCGTGTCTTGCCGTTTTCATCGTGCGTTATTTCTTGTCGTTTCTGCTGTAAATCTGCCGCCTTGTTGGCTAAGTCGCGTATGCGAATCTCGTTAATCATCTGACTGCAATACGCCTTGCTGTTGCCTATCAATGCTGTGTACCATTGCGACACGGTGGAATAATAGCCCATCGTCTCGCCATAGGTTCGGTTCATTTCACCGACTATACGCTTTTCTTCCTCTTTTGAACCTTTGAAGTTCTTCAGCTTGGCAATGTTTACGTCCAACTCCGAATGAACCGCCTTTATCTGCTGCGCCTCCTGCTGTCTTGCACTCTGCGCCGCCAACTCCGCCTCCGACAATTCCTTTGTGCTGTCTGCGGCTTTGTCCGATGAAGACATCAAATAAGAAATCGCTTCAGTAAGTGCCACGATGGCTATGCCCACACCCGTAGAAACCAACAAACCCTGTATTGCAAGTTTCAGCGTTGTAGCACTCACCGCCGCTCCACGGAATGAAGCACTACACACTTGTACTAAAGCATTCATGCGTACCGATGTTGCGTTCCATACAAGCGAAGCGGCATTCATTGCCATTGTGCGAACCTTGACAATAGCCTGTATCTTTGCAAGATTCTTCAAACCGCTAACCATTGCAGAAACGGCAATCACGGTATTGCCAATCTGTGCCGTAATGTTGAGTACTGGCATAATGCCACCTATCGTTGAGGCTATAGCGTCGCCCACTTCTGCAAACTTGTTTTTGAGTATCTGCAAACTTGCCGCTCCGCTGCTGCTCATAATGGAAAAAGCATCGTCTATAGTTCCGGCACTGCCTTTCATCGCTTCCACGTTTTCATTAAACTTGGCTGCGAGTTGTCCGGTGAGTGGCCCCAATGCTCTCAGGCTCTCGGCACTGCCGAATAACTTCCCGTAGATTTCCTGCTCCAGCATACCGCTCTTGCTGGCGTATGCCCTAACGTTCTTATCTAAGTCGGTGAGGAAATTACGCATACCTCCTGCCGCCTTGATAGCTGCTGCATCAAACTCGATGCCCATTTGCTGTGCCATCTTGCTTGCCTCGCTCGACGGCTTCACCAAAGCGGTAAAGATTGCCGCCATCTGCGTTGCAACCTCGTTGGTATTACCGCTCACGCCCGTAAGCGTTGCAAAGGTTGCCATAAGTTCGTCAATGCTTACACCCAAAGTGGCGGCATTGCCCGTAACTTTCGGTAGGGCTTGTGCGAGCTGTTCGAACGATGTTACACCATTCTTGGCCGTGAGCTGTATTTTATCCTGCACGTCGCCTGCCTTGTCCCACGACAAACCATAATTCTTGATAATGGTAGATGTAACCTTTACAGTCTCGCCCAGATCAGCGATACCGCCCACGGATGCCTTAGCCGATTTCTGCAAAAAGGCTATCCAGTTGTCTTCAGGCACGCCATTGCTGATAACCTGGTACAATCCGTTAGCGAGTTCGTCACGTACTACCGGAATGCTTTTTGATAACTCGGCTACCTGTCCTTTGAGTCTGGCAAAGTCCTCGCCGCTCTTTCCTGCCATCGTGTTAGCGGCGTTCATGGCTGCGCTGAAACTGCGGCTTTCCTCGGTAACACCGTTGAGTGCTCCCGAAATCTGCGAAATGGCATTGGTAACGTTATTAGCCGCCATTACCGCCTGGTTGAAATTAACCAAAGCCGCGTTTAGTTTTTGGCTGCTCGTCTTGGCAGAATCAAGCACACGGCGCAACTCTTCCGCTGTAGAAGTAGCTGTAACCAACTGCTCTTTTCCGTCAACAACCAGTTTAACGTTAAATTTTATTTCTTTTGCCATATTTTCAGCGTATAAGTAACTAAGTAATCAATATTTTTTGTATCTTTGTGGCGAAGCATTCAAACTAAGCGTTATGGAAAAGGATTATAAGAACATCAACTGCATATCAGAAGCCGCAACCAACGATGTAGCGAGTAAGCCCGAAAACGAAATCAGGGCAGAACTTGTTAGTGTCGAAGTTGTAGGCGAGGATACGCCGCACAAGCATTCAAGCAAATATGAGGCTTGGGGCGTAATAGCCTTGTTGTCTCTTGTTGTCTGGGTTATCTGCCTGACGTATTTTGCTTTCAATAACCAATCGGTCAACAGCTTGTTAGCCCTTGGCGGCTCTACCGCATTGTTCTTCCTGTCTATTGGGCAAATGGTGCTTACAAGTTCCGAAGAACTGAATGACGAAGCTATTTAGCCGTTTCCCACTTTTCCCAACACTTCCTCAAAACGCTTTAACGCGTCTTCCTTAGATACTGCCGGGGCTGCTTTCGCATGCTCCGGCTTTTTCTTCTCCCATGGAAAGGGTAGAAGTCCGTGGGGCGTTAGCCCTTTCTTTGCATACGGCTGTATGGTTATTGCCGCAAGCATACGCATACGTTCCCAACTGTCTTGATACTGCGCCGTCCGCTCCTCGCTGTACGCCTTGTATATGTGGCTGAACTCCTCGGGTGTGAGGGCGCAAAAATCATTGTAGGGCAAACCGATGTTGCCAACGGCTATGCCCAGAATGTCGAAGATGCCTAACTTTTTTTTTCGCCCTCCGTGTCGGTGTCCTCGGGTGCCTGGTCTGTCGTGGCGTTCACGGTGTCCGTCCACTTGTTGAGGTCTTCGGGCGTGAGGCTGTCGGCAAAGTCCATAAGCGACATATTGAACCCTACGCCATCGTGCTTACAGGCTGATGCCACGCAACAAAACAGATAGGCGCACATATCCGATAGGCTGTTGCCTAACTCCGTCACCTCCTTGCCGGTCTCTTTCTTAAAGCGAAGCATGGCCCCCATAGTCTGCCTACAGGGGTATGCCTTGCCGTTGATCATGATTTCAATCTTTGGCATAAATCAACAATTAACTAATAATTCAACATCTATATTTAAAAACAATATGGTCTTTGCTTCATGTGAGCGTTACTCGCTCACTGCCTTGCCGGGGCTGTCTGTCTGCGCTGCTGCCACTTCCGCACCCTTGCCCGGGTAGGTCTCAGGCTCGCCGTCGTTCTCCAAAGACACGCTGTAAGTAGCATCGTCCTGCGCCGGGCTTGTCTCCTCCAGTGAGGCGATAACAAAGTTGCCCTTTACATAAGGTGTCGTGTCACCACCTCGCTTGAATGCCTCAACCTCCACACTTGCGCCCTTGCCCCAAAGCGGTGCAATCTGCTCGTGTCCGTTCTCGGTCTCGCCATAGAAGCGCAAACCCTCGGCACTGATAGAGATAGACAAACCAGTCACTCCCTTGCCCTTCCAAAGTCCGCTGCTCTTGGCGGCATCCGCTACAGGCTTGACGGCACGGTCTTTTGTCTCGCTGTTGAAAGTGAGGGTGTGGCTTGTACAATGTCCCACCGCCTTGCCTCCAACCTTAAGCAAAAGATCACTACCATTGATATATCCAGTATCTGCCATAACTATAAAAATTAAATGGTTCTAAATTACTTAAATTCTGACTTGATAAACAAGCTGCTGCACAAAGGCATCATCCTCGTAGCCCTCTTCACTGTCGGCAAGCGTACAACTGCGCATCTTCACACCGTCGTGTTCTCCGCTTGCGTAGTCGAGGGCCTGGCGCACTGCCTCGGCAAGTTCCACGCCCTCGGCATACTTCGCCGTATAGCAAACCACCTCCATAGTCACGGTGTCGGCTCCCGGCATTCCTTGTTTCGTAGGATTGTGTGCCAATGCCGCACGGCGGTATAATATATAAGGTAGTTGGGCGTTGTCTATCACGATGGGGAAAACCTTGTTTGTTCTCCGCTTCACTTCCTCGTTAGATAGAAGGATACCGCGAATAATGCTGCCCGCGCTTAATGATGTCTTTTTCAGTGCCATAGCTATATGTTATAAAAGTCCCTGCTTTCTTGCCGCCTTTTCCACGTTATTCTGCAAGTTGTTGAAAAGGTTGGTTTCCACGCTGTCGGCGGTCTGCTGCTCCGTCTTGGCGAGAAAAGCGTAACGCTTCATCTTGCCGCGGCTCGCACCACCTCGTAGATACTGCCTTATTTTCTTGCCCGTGAACCTGCTTTTGCCGAAAAACGATGAAATACGCCGTCCTACATGTCTTTGGCGTGTTCCGTCCTCTGCCCACATCAAAACAGGCTTTTCCATGTTCTGACGGTTGAGGTGGATGCCCTTGCGCCTGCCATGTGGCTTAACGCTTACCATGAAGCCCAGGCCGTAGCGATCGGGGTAGGTACGCACATAGATGCCGCTTGAAAGACTGCGCTTTGTGCCACTGCCAATGCCGCTTTGTCCCAGATTGGAGACTGCCGCCTTTTTCAGGCGGTTGCCCTCCCTGCGCATGGCACTTCGCATAGCCTTGCGTTGGTCTTTCATGTCGAGTGCCTTGTAAACATCGGCAAACGGCTTGTTGATGTCGGTAACGGTTTCTTTCATCGTTCTGGCTACATATACATTAAGAAAACAGACTATTGCAAAATCTGATTATTCGTTTACTCGTTCACAAACTAAAGTGTTCATGCCTCTATCAATGTTTGGGATGATGGCAACCACCGTATAAAGGTAGCCACCTAACTGCAACACCCTCCAGTTTTCTTTAACCGGGTGTGCGTCCCTCACATTAAATTCGGCTCGATAGTCGGGGAAATGCTCGCCCACTTCCTCACTACGGTTTCCGCTCTGCTTCTTCCTCTCTGCCCATACGGTACGTATAGGCTCGTAGGTTATCGCTTCCTCGCCGTAGTCGTTAGTTGTCGCCGTAGGCTTCAACAACTGCAAACGATATTTCATTTCTCCTGCTCTCATTCCGCTAATTTCCGATAGGGTTTAATTAAGGCTTGTAGCGAATCAGGCACGGCGTGCATCTGCACGCTACTCACACTTTCACGCTGATTGTACCAATGTGCGCCCAACATCATTATAGCGTGCTTTATGGGGGTAGGTACATCATGTCCGTTACCCATCTGCGCCAATTCCTCTTGGGTTCTATTGGTCGCCGTGATAACTGCGCTTTCTGCGGTCTCTAATAGATGCTCCAGATACTCGTCATCATCGGCGAAATCATCAGCCCTTACGTGCTTCTTAAAAAGTGCCAAACTCACTACTGCCATAACGTTATAACTTTATAAATTGTGATTACTTACTTAACCCTTGGTGCTTGCCGCTGCTGGATCCTTTGACAACATGGCGAATGCCTCTTCACGCAATGTGGTAATAGCGTAGTCGGCATTGAGCACGAAGTCGATAGAGTTCTTACGCGCGAGTGTATAAGGGTCGATGATGATTGACATTTCACCAAACAAGCCCTGTGGGGCATACTTGAATGAACCGAACAATACCGAACCCTCAGCCACGTATGAGCTACAGAATACCGGTACACCCGAAATCTTGCCGTTCTCATCAACGATAGCCTGGTTTGCACCGCTCCACTTTGGCGTACCCTCCAAAAGTGCCTTTGTGGTCTCTGTCATTACGTAGCAAAGTCCCTCCGGCATGATGTTGGCACCCAAAACAATGCCCTTGAGTGCAAGAAGCTCGGCGAGGGTAGGTGCTTCACCATTATAAGTCTTCTTGTTAGCTGCCTTGAGGTTGACGAATGGACCTACAAGATTTGTAGCCTTTGCCACCTTTTCGGTGCTGAACATGATTTTGTTCATAAGGGCGGCTGCCGCAACTGGCATATACTGAGTACATACAAGCTGCAAAAGGTCGTCGGTCTCGTTGAGTGCCTCGCGTGTGATAGGCACGGCTACACCCATACGCTCAGGCTTTGCGATAAGTTTTGTAACGTCAATCTTGGTATCACCCAGTTTTACGCCCTCATCATTGATGGTTGCCTCGAAAGTCTCGATTACAGGCCACTGATAGTTGCCTTTCAGTCCGGTGAGCAATGGCGAACCGATTGCTGAAAGAATGGTCTTTGCGTACAATGGTTCTACGATGTCGCCCATGGTGACCGGTGACGGATTGGTAGAACTGCCCGGGTTGAGATAACCCGAAGTGTTGCCGCCAAAGTCAGAAGCCACGGCACGGCTGATCTTCAACTCAAAACGCTTGCCGTTCTTGATGCACTCGCGCATCTGCTTGTTAGCCTCCTCGATGTCCTCACGGCGCATAACCTCGATAGTAGGGGTAGCCGCCTTGATCTTCATTTCGAGGATGTCCATTTCACGGTAAAGGGCTTTACGCTCTCCCTTTTCCGCATCGGTGAAGTCTTCGCGCTCCTTGTCGTTCTCCAGGCCCTGCGCAATTTCTGCGAGGCGGTTCTTGATTACGTCCATGCGCTCGTAGGCTTCACGAAAATTAAACTTTTCCTTTTTCATCTGTCAATGATTAAAATTAGTAACTAAAAAACATATATAGAAGCCGCCTCTACAGATTGCGGCCAACACTTGCTATGCGCTCACGCACCGCATTGATACGTTCACGCTTCTTGCTCTCGTCTATCTGCTTGGGCTTCGGCTGCTGCTCAAACTTGATGCCTGCCGCTTCCACCTCACGTTTGCTTACGTCGGTCTGCTCATAGGCGGGGTCGGTGGTAATGGTGAAGTCGTAAACGTTGTCAATACGCTTCACGTGGCGCAAAAGAATATCCTCGCCGTCGTCGCCTTTCTCGTCCAGACGCTCGTAGCTCACGGCGTTCTCGCTGTCGCCCTCATCGGTGGAATAGATGAATGAGCACCCGGCAATATCACCACGGCTTACCAGTTCCAAAGCCTTGTCGCCGTCAACCGTGTGCGGCATTTCTGCCCAGAACTTCACGCCCACCTTGTCAACCTCGTAGTTTAAAGTACCATTGCCCTTGTTGCTTCGTGCCAAAACCAACTGGCGGTCGTGGAACATCGTAAGTTTGATGTCCTGCTTATCCAGCATCTCGCGTGTCACGCACCCAGGTTCCAGTACCTCGTAATAGTTGTTCCACCAATCGCATAAAAGACGGCTACGTACACCGAACTTCAGTGCATAGCCCTCAATCGTGCGGCTTTCCGCTCCGTCGGTAGCCTCACGAATGCGAAGCCCCGACACAATAGCTATTGTTCTTTTCTTTTTCATTCTCCGTTGTTTTTATCGTTGTTGTCATTTCCCTTTGCAGCTGCGCCCGATAGCTTTTCACTGCCCAACGGTGCAAGATTGGTAGAAAGATAAACCGTATCGCCTCCGTCGATGGTAGGTTGGTTTTCCATCCTGCGCCAATCGTTCACGGTGTAAATGCCGCTCTCGATCGTCTTTTTCTGATAATCGGCGAGTGACTGCAAATCCATTGAGTAAACGCCCCGGCGGTCAAACAGAAAACGGCGTTTGCAGCACAAAGACCGCGGTATCAGCTTTCGGGTCAGTTCGCATTCTATACGCTTCAATATCGGGTTGAGCGTGTTGGAAAGAAAAGCCACGTTTGCCATTTCTGCACTTTTGTAGTTGCTGCTCGTATCATCGAACACGAAAGACGGGTGAACGCCAAAGAAACGGCATATCTCGCGCACCGTAAACTTTCGGCTCTCCAAAAACTGCATATCAGTAGAAGAAAGCGAAATCTGCTTAAAGTCCACCTGCCCCGGCAAACTAACTATACGCTCGCCCCGGCTGAAACGGCTGTCCACGCTTTCGGCGGTCTTCTCCAGTTCCTTATCCTGGTACTCGCCAAATCCCGTAGTAGTCTTGTCGTTGCTGATAATGCCGCGAACACTGCCGCCATTGGTAAACCGGTTCTCCGTCTCCGCATCTCCTGCCGTGGCAATATCCATCGTGCGCCTTGCGTGGGTCAGCACGCTTTCGCCCCTGCGCCCGTCTGAGGAATGCAAGTAAAGATGTATGATGTCCTTTTCCTCGAATGTGCCGAACACTCCATTATAGGCATCGGCTATGTAGTAACGGCTGTTCAGTGGGTCGTGGGTCACGGTGTGAGGTCGGCAAAGCACTAAGTCGGTCAACTCTCCCAGTACATAGCGTGGGTAGATGTAGGCATTTCCCTCAATGAGCATCAGGCGCACCGCCATCGTCCAGAAGTCAAACGCCGACATCTCGGGTTGAGGTTGCACGGTCAGAAGATAATGCAGATCACTTGCCGTGTCTTCCTGATAGCGTCCGTCCCTGCACCGCATATACTGCAAACGTAGGCTCGCCACGCTCTCGCTTAGAAGCGTCACACACCGATATACCGCTGCAACCATCATGGCATCACCGCCCCAGGCAGAAAACACCGCCACGCCGCCACCAGTCCTTACGGTGGTGGGGCGCGCGGTGCCGGCTGTGTCAGCGCCTGTTGCCTCACGGCTGAATAATCGTTTTATATTGTTCCAAAATGTTGCCATCCGTCGTTTCATACAAAAACCGCCAAAGCTACGACAATTTGAATGCTGTCAACTATCTTACTGTTTTCGCTCCGGCGGTGTTCTGTCCTTTAATTATGAGTAAAAAATCCGAGGCCCTCACGCCAAACGGCTAATGGGCCGCTACAAAAATACAATCGTATTTTGCAAAATCCAAATGCCGTTTGGTGCATCGTGGCGCACGTTGGTGCAACGTGGTAAAATTATTATTTTTTTAAGAAAATAGTTTTTTGCTGTTAGGCTAAAAGACGCAAAAAAGCCGCATCGGGCGTTAACCCGACACGGCTAAAGATAACGCCCTAACGGCGTTTATATAAAGTGAACTTGAAAGCGTAGCGTGTGAAATTCAATATTAAGCAAACTGCACGGTGCTTAGATCGTGCCCGAAAGCATGGATAGCGTTCATTATCTTCTTCACCGTCTTTGGCGACGGATTGCGACGCCCTGTAACGTAGTGGCTAAGCTGCTGTGGGTTTACACCCGTCAGACGTGACAAACCCGCCAATGAAAGCACCTTTGAGTAATAAGATAGAAACGAAGCCATGTCATAGACGTAGCACATTTCCACTTCCTCAAACGGCTCATTATGCCGTGCATACGATTTCTTTATGTCCTCGTAGCCACCTTCGAAATAACGTTTGGCCTCTTCCACGCTCTTGCCCGTACCTGTTACCAGATAACCCAAATCGTCGGCATCGCTGTAAATGCTATACGTTCCGTCTCCTGCACGCTCTATCACTGCATTAACTTTTCTCATTGTTGTATCTCCTTTGTATTTTCGTTTGTAAATCTGTTTTTAGAAAAAGGGGTGGGGCTTAAATAAGCCCTGCCGCCCTCTTGATGCTCCGTAACGTTCCGGTTGCCACTTCCTGCGAATGGTGGTGGCTCATTGGAAACCTTACTCCCGTCTTGGGGTTTATCCATAGCGGATGCCCCGCCTCTGTCTCGCCTGTGTCGTAACACCCGGCTTTCTTTACCAGTCTTTCAAGTTCGTTGTACTTCATTTTGTCTTTTACTTTATTAAATTTCACGATGCAAAGATAATGATATTTATTTGAATATCAAAATAAATAGGGTAAAATGTTATTGATATTAATATCATTTAACGGAATAAGCCGCTACACCATTACGATGCAGCGGCTATGTATATGGGTTATGGTAATGTCGGGATCGTGTCCCTATGGCTTGTTGTTCACCGTCTTTATAACGGCATCCTCTGTGAGCCATTCAAGCGGATACATGGCATCAAGCAAACCGTGTATTCTCAACTCGTAGTCGGGTGGCAGTTCCTCCAGCAACCATTTTACGTAGTCGCGTGTCTGCCTGATCGCATCACGGAACGTGTCGGCATTATATACCGGCATTCCGTCACGGTCTGTTATCACCAGACTTGTAACTTTCTTAGGCTTCTTGTATCTCATATCTGTGTCCTCCCTTGTTTTACTCGTCCGCGTCCTCAATCCAACAGTAGTTAAGAAGATACTCCAACGTGCCCTGCACGCTTCGCACCTTGCTCGCACTTACCTTCACATCCTCCGGCAAACCTGCCATAAGGTCGTTAACGAAATCGTACACCTCGGCGATGTTCTTCTTTAAATCCTCTGCATCAGTGTTCAAGTTGCTGCTTACTGAAATAGTGTCCTTGTGCTTCTTATCTGTAACTATCATATCTTATTCTCCTTTATTCATTAAGTTCATTAAATTGTCTGTATCCATTCCCATCATCACGCCCACGGCCTTTACAAAACGCTGCATAAGGTCGGTTGGGGTCTGTGGCATCATTGCCGCCGTCGGCTTGCCCTGCTGAGGCTTTGCCGTCTCGGTCGGTGTCGGTGGGGTGGTAGGGGCCTTTGGCTTGGTCTGCTGTGGTGCTTGGGTTGTCGCTACAGGCTTGCCGTGGTTCTTTGGTCCCTGTGCTCTGCGAAAAGCCTTGCGGACCTCACTCTGCATGTCCTTGTCTATGGTCGTACAATGCTTGCACATCACTTTGAACGCCTCTGCCGTAATGTAGTACACTACACCCGTCGGGCTTTCGTAGCCCTTGCCAAAGCCTCGGTTTACCGTTCTGCCGCATCTGAAAATGACGCTACCAGGGCGCACGAAATATTTTTTCATACGCTGGATGCTCTCACAAACATAGCGGTGTTCACGCCCTTGCAGCTTTGCGAGTGTTAGCGACGAAACCACACGTCTGCCGTTGTAGTCCTCAATGATGATGCCGCCCGTCTGCTCGTTGGCTCCGGCTTGTGGCTCTGCCTTTGCCTTGGCTTCCTCGGCTCTCTGTCGGGCGTATTCCTTCACGCGTCTGTCCACCTCGGCCTCTTCTCGTTCCTCTCGCTTCAACAGTCGGTCGTACTCCTCGGCTTCCTTTCTGTCGTGCTCCTCAATGGCTTTCGCCATCTGCTCGGCTCTTATCTTAGCCTCCATTTCGTTGAACGCCTTGATGTAAGCCTCTTTCCACTTCGCTGCCGTCTTTCCGGTAAAACCCATAACAAGAAACATGAAGCCATCACGGGTAATGTAATACATTGGCAACTGCTTTTTGATGTTGCCATTTTGGTAGGCGATTTTAGACGGCTCAAAATTGAGCTTTCTAAATTCTTCGCTGCAATCCAACGACTTAATGTCTCGCACTACGTTCTTGTGCTGCTTGCCGAAAACCTCCGCTACTCTCAAAGATGTAGTAACGGCATGCTCGTTTTCTACTGCTACCAAACTTAACTCTTGGTCGGTGGGTGCAACCTGCACCACTTCCGTTACCTGCTCTACAGGATTTTGATCTGATACGTTACTTGACATAACAATATGAATTTGACAAAAACGAAAAAACCGCGCTACGTGCTGTCAGGTCTCATATTGCCAGAACCCCGGGGCATTTCTGCTACCCGACACGGCGCGGCTATCTCTTTATATAGAAATATCCTATTATACTTACTATGGCATGGATACAAAAATAGCCGCTACGTTACGGTGAACGGCGGCAATATCTGTACCGCAATATGAAATTTGACACCGCAAAGATACATAAAAAAGTTTAAAGCACCAAAGATTTTCGGTAAAAAGTTACTTACTTATACCAAAATTTAACATTTTGCAGCCCTATGGGGTAGGAAAAGGGCACGAAAAAGCCCCGATAGGCTGGTGCCTACCGGGGCTATATCGTTGTTATAAAGCCCAATAGGGCTTAAACTCTGGTATGTCTCACCCAGATGCTCATTATTGCGCCAACGAGTTAAAAAACTCTGCAAGTGCCGTCCATATCTCATTGATGGAATGACGGCAAGCAAAAAGAACAATTCCGACTATCACGGGCAATACTATTGAGCCAATCATACTTTGCATTACACCATGAAAATACACATAGCGCATTTTCTGTTTTTCGGGCAAAAGCGGCTTTATTACTTTCGTGATGTGCTCGTCCTGCTCTTTGGAAAAGTCGGCAAGTATCTGTTTTGAGGATTCTTCGAACGACTCACCTATGAAATCCTGCAACATGGCCAAAGCCTCTTTCCGATACATACGCAAGCGTTCGGGGTTATGGCACGTTTCATGGAAATTGTCGAAGTCCTTGACCGTTGGGTCTTTTCCTCCGTTCTTCTCTTTGTACTGCTTGACAAAGGCGATCTTTTCCCTTTTGTATAGCGAATAGGCGATACGTCCCACCATATCACCGTCATTGCTCACTAACTTTTCATAGATGAAATTATAGTGCCTTGCCATGTCTTGACTCCATGTTTTTCAGGGCACGGCCAAACATGGCGTTAATGCCCTCTTCTGTAAATGTATGGCTATAAACCTTGCCATGCACATTCGTAGCCACGGTAAAACTGCCGGACTTGCCTATTTTATGGCTCTGTCCAATCCTATATGATTTCATCCGGGCGTTTGCCTTTAGAATGGTCTTTTCTGAAATCTTGCACATAATTTTAGCCTATTTGTTTTGTTATATGTTTTGTAATGTAACATCTTCTCCGCTGCCTGGATCTAAAGCCGTCAGCATGTCACACGTTGCAGTTCGCAGCCTATCGGGGCTATATCTTAGTATTGACAATATAAAGTACAACCCCTGGAAGGGCTATTGTTTCTTATTGTTGATAAATATAGATGCGATGCTTGCAACGGCGGCGAGACCAAAGACTCCAGCAAACCACGCACGATCAAGATAGAGAGCATAGGCCGCAAGACCCATTGTAACAACAATAGCCAAAAATGCGAAAAACATTCCCCACCAATTCATTCGTCCCACCTTATGCTCATTGTAGTTAAGTATCTTCAGCTTTTTCTCATCTTGTTTGTGGCGGTGCTGTTGTTCACGCTCCGATGATTTAATGAGAAAATCAACTATTTTAGGGTCGATTTTCTGATACTCCGCTAACTCTTGTGGTGCTGGCAGTATGTTGTCGTCAACCGAAACGGTCTGCTCAATCTGGTTGCCCACGGCATCGCCATTGGCAATGTTGGTTCCTTTAATTGAATATGATTGCTTAGCCATTACTTAATTTTAAATTTTCAAATGCCCTGCGCACGTCGTGCGCCACGTTGTCACGGTCTTTTCTGAGGTTCTCCATATCGGTGCGCCGATTTGATTGCGTCGAGAAAAACTCATGCTTTAATGCCTCTATTTCGGGTGAATTCTCCTTGTATTTGTTAGAAGAAGCACTGCGCAAAACGGAAACTCCATTCTTGACGAAGTGGGTAATATCGTTGATGATGCACATAATTTTAGCCTCCTTTTTAGATGTATTTATTTTGTATTATTTTTGCGAATATTCTGTTACTTGTTTTTGTCTAAGTACATTTTCTCCGCTGCAAAGATAATGAATTTCCACGAAATATCGCCTTTTTCTCTTAGTTAGTTTCTTACTTATATGAATATTTAACACAATATGCCCTATAACCGCCGTAAAACTGCCCATTACCCATAGGATAACCGCCCATTACCATACGGATAATGGGCAATAACCCTACGAATAACGCTACGGCTCACCCAGGGCATCCACTATCAGGCGCACTTGTGCCGGTGTAAAACTGCGGCTGCGCTCTGTGTAACCAATGGCGGCAAGCTGCTCCATAAGCCCGGGGTATAGGTGCATCCATCGGCGGAATTTCTTCCACGCCGATTCGGGCATGATGCAATTACAGTACTTTGCCGCAAGTTCCATGCGGCCGTACTCCCTTATCTTGAAATTATCTTTGTTCTGTTCCATGGGTGCAAAAGTAAGGAAAACAAACGTGAAAATACAATTAATCGCTGCCTACAACAGACGGTAACAGGACACAACGGCACGCATCCGGATTCTTGCCAAAAATGGCTGCTATCTTTGTGGCGGCAATAGTGCCAAACAACCTTTTAAACGCAAAAAGTATGATACGTTACAAGAAGTACAAAAGCAATCAGACGGGCGTAACCAAAAACAAGTGGTACGGCCGTGCCGTTACCGAACTTATGGAGTTTGAGGAATTCGTAAAGCACATGGCAAACCATCACTGCGTGTTCGGTGAGTCCACAATCCGCGGCGTGCTGATCGAGATGCAGATTTGTATGCGTGAGCTGCTGTTGGAAGGCAAGGCGGTACGCCTCGACGACCTCGGCATCTTCCGCATTGGCCTGGAAACCTCAGCGGCTACCACCGCCAAGGAGTTTACCGCCGACAACATCAAGGCTGTACGCCTTAACCTCTATCTCGGCAAACGTTTCCGTGCTGCGGACCTCTACAAAGATGCCAAGTTCCGTGAGGCTGGCAAGTATGATGGCGGCGGCGACGATGGCGGCGAGACTGCCGGTACCCACGATGAGGGTAGCAACACCAATGGCGGCAATTCGTCAGGTAACGGCGACACCAGTGGCGGCAATATGTTGGACGGCGGCTCTACCGATGATTCAAACTATGTTGAGATAGAGTAATGGCTTTTTAGTCAGTGGCGAAATATCGTCAATAATGCCGTTTTTAGGCGTTTTGGCGGCATTTCGCCACTTTTCCGTATAGTTTTACCTCTCGTAGGTATAAAGTAGCCCTAACGTCATTAAAAGCGTTATCGCCCCATCTATCTTGCGGTATTGTGACACTTTGAGCGGCTTTTTGTTCTCCAGATTGTCGGTATCTATCACGCAATTTTCCAAACAGAAAGCATTTATAGGATTGTCGTTAAACTCTATCTTTACCGGATCACTCCATGCAAGCATCTCAAAACTTTCGACTGGTAGGTTAAAGTTTCCGTAGGTCTGACTAAATGGGGTTAGCACGTTCCTCGCTCCGACTGACTTTAAGATACTCGTTAGCTCCTGCGCCTTGTAAGCATCATAGCCGATACGGATAATATTAACCAACTTACTGCGCCTTAATATATCCTCGGTAATCATCGCTGTGTCTATCTTCTGCCCTTTGCAGAAAATAAGATACCCTTTTTCGTTCCAAAGCCTATAAAGCTGCTCGTTGGGATGCCCTTTTAACGCTCCCTCCGGAAAATAGTAATCAGTATGTGTGTAAAACTTCTTATTGCCCGATAGGTACACGGTATAAGATACTGCGCTGAAATCATCATGCACCGACAAATCAAACGCCACGGCACAATCTGGGCGGCCCTGCACCTGATCTATACAGAAATTGCCCAATAATTCTTTTGCCTTTTCGTGGGTAAACCACGTTTTTTCGTCGTTTATCGTGAAAATATTAAGCAATTTCGTGCGAAAAGCCAACATATTTTCGGCTGATAACTGGGCGGTCTGATACTCATTTTCGTAGTAGTCCGGTTGCACCGTGATACCCAAATGTGGCTGCACCTTTGCCCACGTCTCCGGGCTGTCCTCTGCATCGTCCACATCAGGCATGAAGATAGATGCAAACATGGTGTCGCTTTCTGCCTCACCTCGTAGTACCGCCATCACTCCGTCAAGTTCGTGGGCAAATGGGCCATCTACCACATCGCTTGCCGTGGTGATAATGATTGTTAGCGGCTCACGCCTTGGCCCCATTGATGTTGTCAATACGTTTTTGAGGTCTGCGCCGTTCTTGCCTGCCGTGTTTCGGGCTTGGGCGTACTCGTCCATTATCACCAATGAAGCAAACAAACCATCTTTGGTTTTGGCGTTGGCGGTCAAACATTGTATGAGGCTATCACGTCCACGGTCTTTGAAAGTAATCTTTTCACGATTAACCCTAAAGTGCTTTTCCTTTGGGTCAATATCAAACATGATGTTTCGTATCTCATCAAAGCATATTTTAGCCTGATCGTAGCTATTTGCGCCCACGTATGCCTGGGCGTTATTATCGCCGAAAAGCATATCATAAACCGCCAAAGCTGCGCACGATGTCGTTTTGCTGAACTTTCGGGGCACGAATAGGTAGGCGGTGCGTATCAGTCTGCGCCCATCGTCTCGGGCAAAGCCGTAGATATTTGCAAACTGGTAGGCTTGCACCGGGGTTAGCTTATAGCGTGTGCGCCCTCGGATGCCACTAAACCGCAAAGCCTCATAGAACTTGAAAAAACGCTTTACTCGCTTTGGCTTCCAATCGTACTTATCAAGCAACTGCAAAAAGCGTCTTACTCCCAATATTTCATACAAGTTGTGTGCGTCTGGGTGGTCTATCACTCCAAACACATAATCGCCGATACGCTTATCTGTTTCAATAAGCGCACGGCGGTAACGGTCGGCGTATGTACTGCGCCCCTGCTGCAACTGCTCCGATACCTCGGCTTTCAATTGTCGAAATCTTCCTTTTTCTTCCTCTGTCATTCGTCGCCCTCCTGCATCGCTGCCATAAAGTCGTTAAAACTATCGTTGTCGCTCTTTCGTTCCTTGCTCTCGGTGTTCATGCCTAAAGCCCTTAACGCTTTCTGTCCCTGCTGCAACAACTCGATATATAGCTTTTCTTTCGGGTCGATCGTCTTGCGTTCGTTACCCTCTCGGCTGTACTCCACGTTTACGGCCTGGTGTCCGTCTGCCATGATCTCATCGCCCAAAATGTCGGCACGTACCAACAACTTAGCTGTAATATCCACTTGGTATGTAAGTTCGGCGGTATATTTGCCTTGCTTCTTCAACAACTTAACGATATACGCTTTTTTGCTCTTAATCTTGGCGGCTATCTTCTTGTTGTCTTCCTCGGTGGATGGCTCCGGCAAAGTCTGGCTAACTGGCAATGGGTCGGCGGTCTTTGGCTGCGCCTTGTCGCTGTAACCTCGCTTCTTGCCCTTTGTCTTCAGATAGAAGATAATAGCCGTTGTGTCGTTTGCGTTTATCGACTGCATCAACTTGCTTTCAACAAAATCTACCTGTGTCTCGGTGATCTCGTCCACTTTCTCCTTAAACTCTGGGTCGGCGTTATACCATCGGTAATAAGTACTGCGCCCTATGCCTATCGCCTCGCACGCTGTGGCTATGATGCCGTAGCCCTGCGCCAAAGCCTCCAAAAACTTTTGTTTCTTTTCTTCCATGCTGCGTTACTTTTCAAATGAGCGGATGCCGTCGAAGTAGTCTTTGTAAAACTCAAACAGCCCCTTATCAACTGTTATACTTCCCTGCTCCGTTCTTGGGTTAGTGTTAATGTTTGCGCTTGTCTGTATGCCGAAATAAAAGCCCTCATCGTAGTTGCACCCTGCGTATATCTTGCTGTGGTTCTTGAATACTGCGGCACGTCCTGCCTCTGAGTGGTCCTGATAGAACTTTTGTACCATCTGCCATTCAATTTTATAGCTGCCCGGGAATATCTCGCCCAAATACATATCAAGTTTCTTAATGCGCCCTTGCTCGTACCATTGCCGTACCTGCAAAATATCCTCTGCCGCCATGCACCATGTAGATAACAAACAATAGTCTAAGTCGTGCTGATTAAGCACCACTTTCAGGTAACTAAGGCTATCCACGTCCCCGGCGGTGATAAAATTGTAGGTGGTATGGTCTTGCAGCTTGACGTACTGCATTGCCTCCAATAACTTGACCTCGCTAAATGCCCGGCGGTACTCGTAGCGTTGCGATAACTCGGTACACTCCTTTGTACGTCTATGCGCTCGCTTTGCCTGGGCGGTTGTCTCGGCTGTGGTTTCTTCCGGCTCCACCTCATCGGGTGGGGGGGCTTGGGTCTGACCTGCGCCAAAGCCGCCAAATCCAAAGCCTGTGCCATCTTGGTTTCCAAACTTCATAAATCTTGATTTTTAATATTAACCTACACACGTGGGCGTTTTTATATCGTGCCAAATATGCCAGGGCTTTGCATCTGGGCAAAATCCCCCACGGCCCAAAAATCGGCTCACGTGTGGAAAAGGGGGTTGGTGAGGTTTAACCGGGGGTGTACCCCATTTAAAAAATAGGCCCCCGGGTCTCACCTTGCAACCTCATTTCAAAAATTTATTCACAAATCTTTTCAGGTGCTCTTTGGCTCGGTTCTTTGCTTGAACTTTGCCACACCTGCCCATATCCGTATGTACCTTAACGTGGCACTCGTGGCATAGGGCTTTGAGGTTAAAGTAATCAAACATCAGGCGTTCTTTTTCCTGCCTTGTTAGTCCATCCTCAACCGGGATAACGTGGTGTACCTCGGTGGCTGCTGCCACTCTGCCCAATTCCTCGCACCTCTCACATAGTGGCGTATCATTGAGTTTATCACGTCTCAATCGTAGCCACTTGGCCGTATGTATCAGCCTTATATAGTCTTTATCCTTTGCCATATTCTAATATTCATCTTTGATAGTTATTGTTGCATGATACTTCCTTACAAGATAGTTGAGGCCATCCAACAAAGATTGCTGTACGCCCTGCTTACCACTTAATGCCGTGTTAGCTCTTTCATCTACGGTGTTGGCACAAATCAACTTATACACCTGTACTGGGTACTGCTGCCCCTGTCGGTGTAATCGTGCGTTGGCTTGTTGGTATAACTCCAGATTCCAACCTGTGCCAAACCATACGATATAGTGCCCACCTTGCTGCATATTCAAGCCAAACGCCGTGCTCATCGGGTGGGCTAATAGTACGTCTATCTTTCCGGCGTTCCATTCTTTCAACTCCTTTTCGCCCTCGTATGATTTAACGATATAGCCTTTCAGTTTCTTTGTGATACGTGTTACATCATGCTTGAACTGATAGAAGACTAACACATGATTACCGTTTGCAGCTTCCACAATCTCGGCTAACTTATCCAACTTCTCATCGTGTATTTCGTGTACGTCCTTGGCCTCATCGTATATTGCACCATTGGCAAACTGGCTTAACTTATTCATCAGCCCGGCGGCACTATTCGCTAAGATATTGGCATTTTCTCCGGTATGCAATTCGGTAAACTCCAAAACCTTTTCTTTCTCAAACTTGTTGTATGCCTCCATCACCTTTGGCGACAAAGTAAGTTTGGTTTCGTGGGTGATCATGTCCGGCAACTGCAAATAGTCCTTTGCTTGCATAGATAGGCAAATATCAGAAATCTTGTTTTTGATGATGTCCTCACACCCCTTTTTGATGTCGCAACGTACTACTATATCGTTATGCTTGTGGGTATCAAAGTAGGTGTCACGATACTTCGTTACGCTCTTGCCCAAACGCTCGCCCATGTCTATACAGTACATTTGTGCCCATAGGTCTATCAATCCGTTAGGTGCTGGCGTTCCTGTAAGTCCGATAACTCGACTAACCGTTGGTATGGCTGTACGCATCGCCTTAAATCGGTTTGACTTGGGAGATTTGAAACTCGTTAGCTCATCAATCACCAACACATCAAATGGCAACTGACCGCCATACTTACCAACTAACCAAACAAAGCTGTCACGTCCGATAACGTAGATGTCGGCTTTAGATGCCAATGCCAAATTACGCTTCTTCTCTGTACCCATCACCTTTGCCACTTTTAGGCTTTGCAAATGATTCCACTTTTCTGCCTCGGTAGTCCATGTTGTTTCGGCTACCTTTTTCGGTGCCACCACCAAAGTACGGCTAACCTCGCAATCGTCCATCAATTGTTGTACTGCCGTTAATGCAATAACACTTTTTCCAAGTCCCATATCTAACAGCAACCCACATCGTGGATGGTCCAATACCCATTGTATAGCTGCCCTTTGATAATTATACGGTTTAAATTTCATAGTCCTTATGTTCATTATGCCATTTGGCGTGTAACTTCTGACTGGCGAAAACTATTAAGTTTTCTGGTCTGTTATCTCTTTTGTCTCCGTTAATGTGGTGTACCACTTCGCCCGGCTTTAATGGTCTTCCCAACTTCTTTTCGGCTTCGATTCGGTGGGTGTGTCTGCCAAACGTTTTGGTGTACGTCTTGCCTTTTCCTTTACCCAAATGGGCTTTACGTTCTGCCAATCTTCTTTCGGGTGTCATAGCCGTTGGGTTGTGGGTGCTGTTATAGTTTGTCATTCTCTGACTTGTGAACTGTTTAGAACACTCAACACAACAGAAATTGTGTCCAAATACATAGTCATTCCATCTTTCAAACTCCTTACCGCAATTGTCGCACTTCACCAAAGTAACCTTTGCTAAGTGTCGGTGTTCCTTGCAGCAATAGTTTTTAGCCTTAACTGTACTTGGTTTCTTGTCAAACCATTCTCCGCAATAATCACACAAAACTTTCATTGTTCTGCCCTCCAAACTTTAATTAATTCGTCGATCGTCTGTTTGTTGTCGATTGTATAGACTTCGTGACCCATACTTACCAACTCATTTTGTCTTATGGTTTGTATCTTCGTTGGTTTCTTGCCTTTACTTTTCAACTCCACCCAAACAACCTTACCACCATGTAGGCATACCACTCTATCAGGATAACCCACCATGTTTGCATTTGAGTATTTTAGGCAAAGGCCTCCAATGGCTTTCACCTCTTGCACCAAATATTTTTCTATCGCCTTTTCCGATACCTCGGCGTGGCGTGTTATTGCTTCTAACTTCTTCATATTGTCTTACTCCTTAGAGCAACATTCTATTTTCAACATTCTATATAGATATACTTAATACCATATATATAGGTATTTTATAGTGTATAACTATACATTACTACTTATACTACTTTTTATGTTGTTATTGTTGCTATATATAGTTATATATTGATTATCAGTACTTTAGAAAACAACAAAGTAAGCAACAAAGCATTTTTCTTTTTGTTGTTGTTGCTCCTTTTACGATTGTCGCTTTCAGATTCAGCCTTAGAGCAACATTGTAGCAACATTCTACTTTGTTGCTCTTAAAGGTCGCTATCATCTTCCTCTATTGGTCTGACAAATGCCCTTTGCTTGCCATATATAGGAAACGTCAAAGTAGGGCGTTTTTGCCAACCTAATTCGTCTAAGACTTTATTAACCTTTCGGGCCTCATACTTATAATCTTTGCTGCCAACATCACGCCCCAAAACCTCGCTGAGAAATTCGGCGGCACATACTTTGGTACGTGTTTCCGTTCCTGTTGCATCCAGTGGGTCGGGGTTTTTAATGTATGCACGTCGGCGGTTTAAATCCCATGTACTCCAGTCTGTCGGCAACTTCATATCTAAGTATGCCTGTAGCATTCCCGGTAATGGGTCTTCCTGATTATCGTTAAACTCACCCTGGCGTTTTCGGGCTTCCGCTTCCAATGCTTCACTAAGGTATAACTTTTCGCCATCCTTATAGCGTTGCACGGCTTCGGCCCATAATTGGTTACGGTCTGCCTCGATCGCTTGGCGTGGGTCTCCATGCTTACGTAGTTCTGGGTTTACACTCATTACCCAAAAGCGGCGGTTTCCGGTCTCACCCTTTAAGAAATATGTTTCGTTGGTCGTACCGCAAAAAACGCATTGTCTCGGGTGGGATTCCATCACGCTGCCGTATGCCGGGCGGTACATATCATTCTGACGGCTTATGTAGGCTTTCACCTGCTCAACGTCTGACCGCTTGATACTGCCCAACTCCGGCAACTCGATAACCCAACCGTTCCGGGCTTGCTCCATACCTTTTGTACCCTCCATCGTTACCAAACTATCGCTAAACCAATCGCCGCCCATCACATTGAAAAGCGTAGATTTACCGATGCCCTCGGCTCCGGCGATAATCAGACAATAATCATACTTGCATC